CCAGCCCTCCCAGTACATAACCAAGCCAGCCGCCCACAGCGGCAATGCCGATTTGAATTAAATTCCATATTTCTTTCATGTAAATACCTCCATTTTAATTTTGGATATATAAAAAGCACCCTTGCTACAAGAGCAAAGATGCATTACTGGTGTAGTGCGATTTAAGAAATTACCACACCGCCTATCTTCTTTGTACCGGATATCTGGCTGACAAAGTCTTTGAGGAACGGCTTTCCTTTTCTGCCACCGCTGTCAACGGTGAATTCGGTATAGAAACCGCCCCTGCCAAGGTTATGCTTTGCGGAGGTCACCGTTCCAATCATGCTGTGCCTACCGCTTGGTTCAACCAATTCCACAGCGTCACCGATCAGCATATGCGGGGTAAAAATACCTACAAAGCTTTCTATTCTGCCGGACACAGCAATCGACTCTGCCAGTTCATCAGCATACGCATTTATATCAGCAAGAGAAGTCCCATCCGGCACAGTGATATACATTGTCTTGTTCGGCGGGGAAACCCACCACTTGTGAGGTGTTAACTGCCGAAATACGGTATTTGCAGGTTCTTTACAGGTGATGCATATTTTACTTACCGTCTGCTCATCGTCATATTCAATATCATAGCCCCAGCAGGTTTTATCCCGTTCAAAGATATAGGTTGATGGCTGTTCAAAGCGTCCATCATATATAGACCCAATGCCAACAGTACCATCTGTATTTTCGGAAATCTGCCAACCGGGTAATAGCTGAATTACATTCTGTATTCCGTCAAGGAGTGCTATCTGCGGTTCAAAGGTAAGTTTCCAAGTTTTCTGCGGGTCTGCTACAAAGAAGTGCTCAACCTCTGCGAGAGTTAAAATTGCCGACAGGTTTTCCTGCAAAGTTGCGGCAGTGAACAAAGCATCTTCATCAAAGGTCTGTTCTTTGAGCAGCTTGCCGATGGCATTTCGGGCTGTTACCGATATATTTTGCTCCGGGTAACCGATGGACACTCGGTCGATATAAAATTGTCCCAGAGATAGCTCTGCACTGCTGCCAAGAGTAAAATACAATTCCAACTTTGTGTTGGGTGCTATAATAGAGCGGTATCTTCCCACTAACTCACCGCCTGCATTCTGCAAATTAACCGAAAACTGCGATATGGGGCTGCCTTTGGAATATGAAATGTTGCCGTTCAAAAGGGTGTGCGAAACATCTGTCGGCAGCATATACATGACAAACTTATGCATGGCATCAGCACACCAAAAACCATATGCACCGTAGTGCGCCACCTTTTTAAGAGACGGCTTTGTAACGCCCAAATCAGCAGACAGTCTACCTTTTTCTGTAAAGGAAAGATTATCATACAAGCCGAGTGCCGGAAATGTTTCCGTTCCTTTTACTGTTCCGTCTGCGGTCAGATAAATCAACCGTATCCCGTTATCCATCATGTGAATAACCTGCGGGGATAAGCCCTGTCCCAGTTCTCTTGTATATTCAAAGGTCAGGCGCATGGTATCATCCCCTTTGCAGTTGTATGGTATAGGTGAAGCGGAGCAGATTATTTGCCGTCTTGAACGGATATTCTATGGAATAGGTAGCCGCGATTGCCGCTCCTGCTGTCGGCGGGTTCGTGAACTTTAGACCGAGTGTTTGTTTTCCTAAGAAAAAGGTAGAGCCAAAAGTCTGACCGTCACGGGTAGGTATGCCGCTATAAAGAAAATCGTATGTCCAGTTATAGGATGGAATATATACCCGCCAATACTGCGCCGAAGTTTCCGTCCAACGCCAGACCTGCCCATCTCGTGCTTTGTCGGGAACGGATGTCCACTGCGTTCCGTTTGCAGAGTATTCAATCACCAGATTATCAATTTGCGCCGCTGGTAAGGTAATACCATTGAGTTTTAATGTGTTGCAGGCTTTTGGCGATCCAAAATTGATTAAAATCGGGTTTGCTTCGCTGACAGTCACGGATGAGGGATAGAAGGAAGTGTCATAGCAATCCCACCATGCAACCGGGTCACGGTAGACCCTACCCGTTCCGTAAGGTGACCTTGAAGCAATATTTCCAAAGGTAACTTCCAAACTTCTGACCGAATACTGCGCCGTCAAATAATTCTCATACCAATCGCCGCAGTTACTTTCATAATCGACGGTATAATCCGTACCGCGTACTTGTGCTACATTGTCAACATAAACAGTATCCGAGCCTTCCATAATAAGAGGGCATTGAATATTAAATTCGGCGGCTGCCCCATCACCCGTGCCTATCGGTATCTTTTCTATCAGATAGGGCGGGAAAATATCATGATTCGGAAAAGTGACAGCTCCAATAAAAGGAGTACCGATATGCTTTATAATGCGGTTGTTGGCTTCCGTTTCGAGAAAGGTAATCACCGGCATATTTATCCGCAGATTCGTGATATCTGCACCGCTTATAGTATAGCTCCATGTTTTACGGCTGGTGGACTTTCTCATTTCACCGGACGCTATAGACAAGTCGTTTGAGTTCGCAAGCGGGAATCTACCGAAAGCTACGGTATTATCAAAGGAGCCGGTCAGCAGGTACCGAATTAGATAGTTCTTCTCGGCTGGAGGATAAATGCCGTTTGCACCAAAGCCGGAAGGGGTATGCGTAACATAAAATGTCGCCGTGATATACACCACATCGGTATCAGTCTTAGTTATAGCGATTTGATTTCCTTCGCTGTCCTCAAGCATAGCATGGGTGGTTAAATACACATAGGGATAATTCCAGTAATCTTCATGTCGCATAAATCCGACCTCCGTAATTTTTGCACCAATATATTCATTCGCCTCCAGCTTAATCTGCTTTTGGCGGTAAGAGGTCGGGTAAGCATAGACTGTGGAAACATTCGAAGCTACCTTCCAGCCAAGCTGTGTAAATAACGATGTTCTGGTCGGACTTAGAGTTCCCGCACCTGTTCCGAAAGCAATACGGGAAAGTAAAGCGTTTGGATTAGAATCATAATCACCATTACTGGTCTTGCCATCAATACTTAATGCACCTTGAAACCAGTAGTTTAAAATCATGTTATATGCTACCGCCCGTTGCTTTTCTTCTCCGGTGTTGGCATCCACCACAAGAAAGTCAAACTTGTTATGGACAGCTGCGTTTTCAAATATATTCATGTGCTCCTCCTCAAATCGGTAGATTAGACACCGCTTGCAGTGTCACGGTTACACCTGTTATTTCCGCTGTGGCTGTTTCCCTGGTGAACGAATAATGAAATACGGGTTTTTGCCACAGGAAAACGAGGTTTGTTACAGACGCAGTTACTGATTCGTTAAAACTGGTCTGAATAGTGTTTACCTCTGCAGCTACAGTCGCCGTCAGAGCATTCAATGGTTCTTTCTGTTTCTGAAACTTTTCATAATACACAGGCCGATATTCCGGCAGCATAATGGTAACTGCCATATTTCTTCGAATATTCGGGCTAACCAGTACGGTAATTGCTTGTTCGGTATCATCATAGGTAACCGTTGTAATTGTTACAGATGGCGAAACCGTAGCAAGCGGTAATATATCTGTCCCAATATCACCATGCAGCCTATGGCTTAAGTACAGTTTGAAACCGTTGCTTTCAAAGGTATCCGGTACATTCAGCTTTTCAACATTTGTAACTGTTACAGTATCTGTTGCATTAGGCGGCATCAGTGAGCAGTACAAATATTTTAATTCGGTCATCGCAGTATCACGCTGATAAAAATTGTATTCGATCAGCTTGTCAAAATAGCAGCGCACATTCTGAATCTGAGCGTTGACGGTTTCAGGTCGAAAAGACATACCCGCATAGTTTCGGTGGGATAATACCCATTTCATATGACCGCCTGTTTCGGTGACGAAACCGATGCGGAAATCGTTTGTACGAAACACGGATAAAAAGCTGTTGTTTTCACCAAGTTCCGTAATTTCATAAGACGGTTCCCAGATATATTCACCAGTATCCTGCTGACAGTATGCGCGGTAGAACACCCGTCCGCCTTTAAGGTATCCGACAATTATCCCTTGGTCAAGCCCGGTCATGATGGAGGATTTCCAACCCTTGCACACGCTAATCTGTGATACATCGGTATCCAGTATCAAACGGGTAGATTCATCATCCCACTTTTGAACATAAAGGGAATTATCCGTTCCAACCCAAAACAAATACGGAGTTACCTCGGTTTCGAGGATATACCACCGGCTTTGTGCCTCCAGAGCCCAGTTACCATTAAACTCAATTGCCACATCTTTTGCTGCACCAAGCGTCCAGATATACTGCCAAGGATTATCCATGTTGGCTGGGAATAACCGTTCATAAACCTTTGCCATTCCGTTGTCGATACACAGAGCATAGGCACGGGACGGTGATTTTTCGCCGGGCAGTTGACGGATTGACACATCTCCAAAGCCCGGAAGGTCATCATGAATCGGTTCTGAAATCAAAGTATTAACCGTTGCCTGTGTTGCTATAAGTCGCAAGTTTGGCTGTGTATCATTTGCTTCGATCTGCCATCGTTCATTCAATTTATTTAACATTTCCTGCGGGATATATTTCATCGGCTACACCTCCGTCACTTTTGAAAGTGTGGCAGTAACCTCGTAATACCCGGAAGTTAGTCTTTTAAAATCTGAGAGGTTTGTAATCCTACCGAAGTAAATTCCCGTTTTCACTCTTGCTTCTAAAAGAGATGCGGTATCCTCTGCTTGTGAGAGAAGCCGTTTGCCGTCCTCAGTAACGTACAATTTCAATTCATAGCTGATAGTCGGCGCGCCGATGCGCTGAATATAATGTTGACCGTCAAGGGTGTTATGAATGGTGCGAATAACCCCCTGCTTTTCCAAAAGGCTTACAAAGCGGGTGATGCTTTCACCCGTATCCCTATTAAGTAATAGAGCCATCAGCGGCGCACCTCTCTTCTCAGTTCATCAATAATGATATCAACAACACCGGTCAGTTCGCTTTTTGCATTAATGCCCTCAACCCGTATAGTTCCGGTATGGTTATATGTCATGGAAGGTACTCCCGCATAGGCGGGTTGTAATCCGGTTAGGCTTGCGTTGATGTCAAAGTCCGTGGGAATAGCTTTTTTCATATCCTTTTCAACCTTGCTCATGGCATTTAGAAAGCCACTGCCAAGACCTTCACCCATGTTACCGCCAATACCGGCAAATACTGTGGAGGGAGAGTGGATACCGAGCAGCCCTTTGACCCCGTCTACAATACCACCGAAAAATTCGCCTACCTTATCTTTTATCCATTTGCCCATGCTTGAAATACCGTCCCATAGGCCTTTTACAATATTGACACCGATTTCACCAACCATACCTACTGCTTTCGCAAGCCCTGAAACCAGCGCAGCAATAATCTCCGGAAGTTTCGCAACAAGCTGCGGAATTGCTTTAATTAGACCAACTGTCAACTGAACAGTAAGTTTGATACCCATTTCGATAATAAGTGGAAGGTTATCGGTTACGAAATTTATGATAGAAGTAATAATCTGGGGCAAGGCATCAATCAGCTTCGGCAAAGCATCCAAAAGACCGGTCGCTAATCCTTGAATAATGGCAAAGGCGGCTTCAAGTATTTTATCCATGTTATCGAGCAGCGTTTGCACAATCGTAATAATAGCTTCAATAATAGAGGGAATCAATTCCGGTAATGCTTCCGCAATTCCAAGCGCAAGGGCAAGTACCAATTGTATCGCTGCATCAATGAGAAGCGGTAGGTTGTCTACCAGCGCACCTACGATGGTAATAATTGCGTCCACGGCAGCGGGTATGAGTTCCGGTAGAAGACTTAGAATCGTTTCCAGAACCTGTGTGAACAGCGCTGTAACCGTTGAGAGCAGTGTCGGCAGCAAATCTCCCACCGCTTGCAATATCCCGGCAAGGGCGGAAGGCAGAGCCTTTACAATATTCTCAATGACAGGCACGATATTTTTTAAGACGTTCTGAAATGCCTCAACCACATTGCCAATTAAAAGTTCTATGTCCGCATCGGAATTACCCAGACCCGCCATAAGGTTTCCGATAGCCGACTGCATACCTGCCATAGAACCGCTAATGGTCTCAGTAGCTTCCTTGGCGGTCGTGCCCGTGATGCCCATTTCAGTCTGAACCACATGGATTGCTTCCGTCAAATCTGAAAATGAGGATAGATCATATTTGATGCCGGAGATTTTCTCGGCATCGGTGAGCAGCCGCTCCATTTCAGACTTCGTACCGCCGTAGCCTAATTTCAAGTTATCGAGCATGGTGTAGTTCTGCTTGGCGAAACCTTGATAGGCAGTTTGTATGGACGAAATATCCGTACCCATTTTATTGGCGTTGTCAGCCATATCCGTAATCGCCATATCCGCAACCTGCGCCGCCTTAGAAGTATCGCCGCCGAGGGATTGGATAAGGCTTGCGGAGAATCCTGTGACGGTTTCCATGTACTCGTTGGCAGACATTCCCGCCGTCTTGAAGGCGTTTTCGGCATATCCTTGAACAGCTTGTGATGACTCCCCAAAGAGCGTGTCCACACCGCCGACCAGTTGTTCATAATCGGCGTATGCTGCGATGACTTCCTTGCCGAGCTTTACAGCGGCAGCTCCTGCGGCAACGGCAACAGCACTCATTGCGGCACCGACACCTTTTAATACGCCGCCCAACTTCTCAAACTTACCACCTGATTTATCGGCTTCATCGCCTGTTTCTTTCAACTCATCGCCAAGGTCGTCGGTACTGTCCGCTGTTTCATCAAGTTCACGCTCCATGCCGTTAAGTTCTGCTTTGGCATTGTTCAGCTGAACTGCCCAGTTCTGGGTGCGGCGGTCGTTTTCTCCGAAGCTGTCGGCGGCATTCTTTAATGCGGATTCGAGGGTGGAGATTTTATCCTTTTGGGCATCAATCGCTTTATTCAGAACTTCGTTTCTTGCCGTAACTGCTGCTACGGATTTATCCTGCTTGTCAAACTCCGAAGATACGAGTTTCATCTCCGACCCAAGCACCTTAAAGGACTGGTTGATGTCACGCAGAGCATTTTTAAATTCTTTTTCGCCTTCAACGCCGATTTTTAACCCTATATCCGACATGGTTGCCACCTCCTTCCGCATAAATGGGCATAAGAAAAGACACCCCCCTCGGAGTGCCTTTAAGAGCAACTGTTTCTTATCGTATCCGTCAGTATCGCATAGACATGTATGAGTCCTCTTAACAGATTATTTAAGTGCGCCCGTTATATGGTGGTTGAAATCCATCGATTAATTTACGTTCTACCCGATCATAATCGCCGGTTTCATAAAAATACAGATAGACATTCCCACCGGCAATATATTCTCTTAAAATCATCGTATTAATCTTACAGTTGGTCAGTTGCCCTCCTACATAGCAATTTCGCGGTGATATAATCCCATACCCTGCATTAAACCTTTGCGCGAAATCTTTACATTGCCCAATATACAAAAGTTGATGGGTATTGCATAGAGCATAAACACCTGAAACGCCGTGCCACTCTCTTAAAATAGAGAAACGACAAAAAGGTCCCATGCCGTACTTATGAAGCTTGCTGTATTGTCGTTTTTCATATAATGCATGAGGCATGTATTGCCTGATTTGTCCTTTCGCATTACGCTCCGGAGAAATCTCTTGTATCAAGGAAAATGAATAATTCATCAGTTTAAGCGAATCAGAGGAACTGTATGAATCCACAGCAATAGAAATACCGATATCAACAGGGTCTATCTTTCCGTTTCTATTCCAGTCAATCATAATATCACCGTCTACACATTCGCTTCGTTTTCTGTCCGCAAGCGAATGATGTTGCCTTTTAGTGCTTCAAACATTTCCGGGTAATGACCGCATCTTGCCCGCATTTGATTATATTTAGCTTTTTCGCCGTTTTTTTGAACATACAAGCCCCGCTCATATATTGCATCGGCAAGTTCGGCTGCGTGCATCTCGTTACCTTCTGCGTCTAAAAGAACAATTCGCATTGCTTCCTGCAAAGTGTATGCGGAGGACATTGGAAGAGATTTTGCTTGTTCTTGACTCACTATTGCAGATTCCTGCGGTTTCATAATAATGTAGGCAGGAGCATTGTCTTTCAGTAATATAGCCTGCCCATAGGTGTCAACAATTTTAAACACATCATTAGGTTCTTTTTTAATTCTCTCAAAAGGGATTAAAGTCTCAATTTTAATTTCCATTTCTCTCACCTCAACCAAAGGGTACCACACTTTCGAACAAATGTCAACAATTATTCGTACAAATGTATAAAATGTACGAATAATTGTTTTAGAGGTCGGATCATATCCCATTCGGAATAATTTCATCAATCCCATACTCATGTTTTGCTTTTGCCAGACCATGAAACTGTTTATATACCTCCCACTGGTCGAGCAGATGGCTGAGGGGCATCAGCCAGACCTCCTGCTCTGAACGGTGGAGGAGAGACACGCCGTAAAAAATCAGTCGGGCAAAGGATTCTTCATCGCTTGCCCGACCTGTGAGTTTTTTGGTGAGGATTCTTCCTCGCTTTCCACATGGCGTTTTGTGCCTTTATACATGGCTTCCATAATGGCATTTTTGTATTCGCCCAGTTCAAGCGGCGAGGTGAGCAGTTCCACAGCTTCCTCTGTAAGCAGTTCCTGCTTTTCTGAAGGGTTTTGAAGGTTGTGAATCAGTACCGACTGATTGGCAAGCAGTGTGATGAGCCAAACAATCTCATCAAGTGCCATCTCAAAACTCTCGGATTTCATCAGCTTTTCGCCAAGGTTGGAAAGCCCGCCGTAGCGACCTGCTATTTCCTTTGTAGCTTTGGTGGTGAGGAGCATTTCATACTCCGCTTCACCGATTTGTATAACAGCACTTCTTTCATTTGCCATTAGTCCTCACCTCCACCGGAAGCTGCGAACACAGGTTCATACACTTCCGTGTACCAGCCTGTGATTACGGAGGCAGGAGCGCTTGTATCATCCTCATTGACCTCCGCTTTCCACGGATGCTTGCCGTTGCCATCCAGTTTGTTCCTGCGCAGTACCGTGCCTTCAATGGTCGGCGTGGAGAAGGTGATACTGTCACCTTTGGTGGCGAGGTTAGTCGCAGGGATTCCGAATACTACACGGTAAAGCCAGAAGTAGCGGTATTTTCCGTTTGCCTTCTTTGCCCGAAAGCCTACGGCGACAGCAGAGCCACCGTCCTCACTGCCGGAAACCACCACGTGGTTATCGTCAATTTTTGCCCCGGTCAAATCCTCGGCGGCTGTAATGCCGATATCATCGATACCAAGGGAGAGTTTGCCGCTTTTGAATTCTTTTACAATTTCAGCGGGACCATCATCTGCGTAAAGGGTCGCCTCCGCAAGTTCGACAGACAGATCCGCTTTCATCGCTTTTGCAAGTTGAACAGGGATGCTGTAGGTTTCATCACCGTTTACATCCTCTGTGATTTTTGAATAAAAGAGCTTATCCAGCCCGATAGTAGCCATAAAAATTTCCTCCTCAATTTGTTAATCGCTCTCGCCGTCAGGCGAAATTGGGTCCAGCGTCACGCTGGTCGCTGCGTCTATAGCGTAATGGTGGTAGCCTGTATCATCTTCATGACCGATATATCGGCGGTCTGTTATGGTGAATTCTGCACCAAGCAGAGCCTGCGTGAGTTGCCTTTTTCTCTGGAGATAGTTGCCTTTAGAAAACAGCGAAATCCGCACCTCGGAGACTTCGACAAGGGGAAAATTATCGCCGAACAGGGCGAATTCGTCCGTCATCGGGGTCAGCACAAGGTACTCGTCGGGCGGGACGCTGGAAAAAACACCCGTCTCCACGGGGAGGATGGGCGTGAGCAAAGTGTTCAATTCAGCCAGTATGCTCATACGCCGTCCACCTCCGATTTAAACTTCGCCTTCATTGCCGCCACTGCCGCAGATTTGCTTGATGACTTGGCGGGCTTCAAGAAGGGCTTAGGCGCTTGCCCATGCTTGCCGTATTCAAGAACGCCGGCAATCATAGCGTTGCTTTTGCCATCAGGACGAGGCTCTGAAAAGCCAATTTTTACATTGAAATTACCGTCCTTATCCTGTTTTGCGGAGGAAACGCCCAGCGCCGAGAGCAGCTCGCCTGTAGAACGGCTTTCTTCCTTTGTGCCGCTGCCGATGACGGCCTGCAGATTGGAATTTACTTTCGATTCCACAACCTCACCGCCCGCCTCCAGCACCTTTGGTATGATTTCATCGGTTTTCTCCCCAAGCCGTGAAAGCTTCAGCAAGAAATCTTCCGGTATTTGGATGTCGCAACGAGCCATTTATTTCACGCTCCCTTCCAGTTTCTCTGCCAGCACCTCGATATACATCCCGCGCCCGCGCACGTCCCCCGCACTGACGATGTTGTAACGACCGTCTGCATCGGAGATGAAAAGCGTGGTGTCCACGATAAGGCCGGAGATCTTGCGAAATCGGAACATTGCTGTAACGCTCGAAAATGCGGCGCTCCCAATAATCCGTTCCCATTTTGCGGTGGTGTTGCGGATTTCTTTGTAGGCACGGACAGAAGCTAGGATGGTATCTCCGCTGGTAACGAAGCCGTCTGCGTCCTTGACCGGAGCGGTGGTGATGATGTCGATGAATGTATTCATTTTCCCATAACTCATGCTCACACCTTCCAATCCCGATCAAGACGCAAAAGGGTGTTGACCGTGTTCCAGACCTGCTGACTTGCCTGCACGCTGTCTCCAAAAAAGCCACCTGTGCTGCCGTCCCGGCTTTCATAGAAGTGGGACGACAGCATAATGACGGCTTGCTCTGTGGTAGGCGGCATCTGATGGTCAGTATAATAGTTTTCCGGCAGGTGCTGATAGCTCTCGGCATAAGATACGGTGGAGGTGATGTACATCTGAAGAAGTTTATCGTCCACATTATGCTCAAGAATGAGATTTGCTTTGACTTTTTCAAGCAGCGTCATATCGCCACCGTCCTTTCATTATTCTTCTTCCGGTTCTGCGATTACGACAGTGAAGGTCGCTTCGGGATAGCCGGAAGCCCATAGGGTGAAGATTTTCGGTGTATTTACGATTTCATCGCATTTTAGCCACATGACAATATCACCGGCTGAACCACCGACAGCAGCAGCTTCGGTAGCATCAGCGGCTATAAGTTGAGAGCCGTTGTATTTAACCGTAGTGATATCCGAAAGGCCTGTGGTGATGAGCATTCCAACCCACCTATGAGTACCCTGTGACGGATTGGAGCTTGGGAAAGCAATCAGCTCTGATACGGGAACAGCTACGGTAATAACACCGTCTTCAATGGTGATTGCCGTAACCTTACTTTGGTTGGCGATCAAATCCTCGCCACTGGGTGCGGGTATTTTAGAAACCAATACATTCCATGCATCCGGAGTCATTAGCCCTGCATCTTTCAGTTTGAGCAGCAGAGCGTTAAAATCATCCTTGACTCCGGCTACGGTAGTAGCTGTGCTGGTTGCCTGGTTATTTGCAGAAGGAAGCCCCGTTACCGAGGCTCCCTCCTTGATTTCCAGCGTGCCACCGATGACGGTTTTTTCACCGCCCTGTTCGGTATAGTTTTTTACGTTATATGACATATCCCAATCCTCCTCTTAAGCGTGCTGCCTAAGCAGCTTGATGCCTTCGGGCAGTACGGTCTTACCGTCTACACGCTGGAAAGCGTAAAAACCGGTCTGCAGATTGGCGATGTGCAGTTCATCCGCACGACGGACGGTTCTGCCGCTGCGGTCGGCAATCCAGTAGTTTTGGAAGTCACCAAAAGCAACGGTGTATGCGCTTGCCGCAATGGTCGGAGCATACTGCGAAACATAAACCGGAAATCCGAGCAGACGGTCGGGCTGATCTGCCTGCAGAGACGGCTGCCACATATATGCACCATTACCGTCTTTGAGCTTGCGGATACCCGCGAGGGTTGCACTGTTCAAAACAAATTTAGCGCTTTTCTTATAGCCGTCCTTGAGGGAATAGGTCAGCTCGATGAGTTCATCCGCTGTAATTGCCCCGGCCGCCGCCGTTGTCACACCGACATCGCCGCCGTTCGCAGTGAAGATGCCTGTGGGCTGGGTGCTGCCTGCACCGACGCAAAAAGCCTGCTCCTCCTTTGCCGCAAAAGCGCGGGCAAAATTGTCGATGAGGTAGTCTTCAAGGTCAAACATGGAATCTTGAAGCAGCTCCTCCGAAACCAACGCAGCCGCGCGGAGGGTGTATGCATCTAGGGAAAGCTGGTTGAAGGTGGGTGTACTGGGCGTAAAGGTGCCGCTTTCTGCTACCCAGTCGGCGGATACGTCGGTAAGCGCGACGTTAATCCTGTGGGGTGCCGCCGTGGTGATGACCTTAGAAATAGAGCGAATGACATTCTCACGTTCAAGCGCTCGGACAAGATTTCTGTCGAACTCAATCGGAACAAGATAACCGCCGGTGGAGGGAGTGCCTTCCTCCATGACGTTATGAACGGGACGCTTGCCGCGCACGAGGTTCAAGAAATCCTCACGATATTCGGCAGTCGCTCTGAAGTGGACAGGCTTCCCATCCTGTGTGGCGGGTTTTGCTGTGATGGGAGAGCTGGTGGGCTGTGCCATAGCGGCGTCTCTTGCCACACGATCTTCCTCAATGGAAATCTGACGCGCCATCGAGTCCACATCGGCAAGCATCTTGTCATAGGTTGCGTTGTCTTCAGCAGAAAGAACACCGTCCTTCGCACGAGTATCGAGGAACGCCTTCGCAGCGTCCCATGCCTTTGCGCGTTTTTCACGCATTTCGAGTACCTTTTTCATAGTAAAATACCTCCGTTAAATGTATTTACGGGCCTGCAGTTTCTGCATAGCCGTTTCGATGGAAACGCCCGTGGGCGAATCCTGCTTCTGTTGCTCCGGCTTCGGAGCGGATTTACTGATGAGCTTGTTCATAAGCGAATTGGTGACCGCCCTGCGGCTGAACGCAAAGACCACATCGTCGGTATGACTGCGCTTGGTGTCCTCCAAAATGCCGTCCACAAAGCCAAGCTCGATAGCCTTGTTGGCGTTCATCCAGGTTTCACCGTCCATGAGGTGGGAGATTTTCGCTCTTGATTGTCCGGTCTTGATTTCATAAGCGTTGATGATGCTTTCCTTGACTTCATCCAGCATAGCGATAGCTTTCTGCATTTCCTCGGTATCACCGATAGCGATTGACATGGGATTATGAATCATGAGCAGAGCCGTTGGAGCCATAAGCACTTCGGTTCCCGCCATAGCGATGACAGAAGCAGCACTCGCCGCCAGACCGTCGATTTTTACGGTGACATTACCTGTATAGTCGATGAGCATGGTGTAAATCTGTGAAGCCGCCACACAGTCCCCACCGGGAGAGTTGATCCAAACGACGATATCGCCGCTGCCGGAAAACAGCTCATCTTTGAACATCCGGGGTGTGATTTCATCGCCCCACCAGCTTTCGTCCGCAATGGTGCCGTCAAGGTAAAGGGTGCGGACACCCGATTCCTCATCATTGTCCCAGTTCCAGAAATGCGCTTTGTCACGTGCCCTGACGGGGACTTTTCCTGGGCTTTGTGCCCGATTTGTTTTGCCCATCTGAGGGTTCCTCCGTTCCTGTTGTAGTTGTATTTGCGAATGCACCAGCATCCTGCAATTTGGTCATCGCGCCGTTAATAAGGTAAAGGTCACCGCCGAGCTCCTCCGGTATCCGGTCAAGGTTTTCAAGCTGCCTGATATCGTTGGCGCTCATCCAGCCGTTCTGCCGCGCCGTAGCGTAGCCCGTCATACGACTCTGATAGTCGCCGCGAAGCAGTCCATCCACATTAAACTTGGTGAATACATCGCGCTTTTCGCTTTCGAGCAGGAGTGACTTGTTCATCGCCTGTTCCCAGCGGATAACCCACGGGTCGAGAGTGTATTTCACAAATTCAAGCGACTGCTGTTCAATGTTGGAAAACGAGGATTTCTCCAAATCCGCCAGCATATGCGGTGGCACTCGGAAGATACGGGCGATTTCATTTATCTGAAATTTTCGTGTCTCAAGGAACTGCGCCTGTTCGGGTGATATGGCGATGGGCGTATACTTGAGCCCTTCCTCCAACACGGCGATTTTGTTGCTGTTGGCGCTGCCTCCAAAAGTGGATTGCCAGCTTTCCCTGATGCGCTCCGGGTCTTTTAATGTGCCTGGATGTTCGAGAACACCGCTTGGCGCCGCACCGTTGGCAAAAAATTTCGCACCGTATTCCTCAGCGGCGATGGCGAGACCCACAGCGTTTTTTGCCATTGCAATGGGTGAATATCCGACCAGCCCATCAAAGCCCAAACCGAGAATGTGCAGCACTTCGCTTGGTGCGAGGATCACATCATTCGGTTTGTTTTTTCTGACCTCCAGTGCGTCATCGCTGCTTTTTCTGTAGCGGTAATACAGCCGCCCTTGCGAATCCCGGTCAACTGTCATGCGATTGGGCATGAGAGGGTACAGCGCTACCACGTCACCACGGGCATTGCGGATAATCTGTGCATAGGCGTTGCCCGTCAGTAACAGATGGTTCATCATGGTTTCCCGAAATACAAACGATGTCATCTCTGGGTTTGGCTCGTCGTGCAGCACACGCCACAGCGGATGGTCGAGATATTTGTCCTTGCTGCCGTCTTCGCCGTATTTATATACAAACAGCGGCAGCCCTGCAATTGCTTCAGACAGTATGCGGACACAGGAGTAAACCGCAGTCATCTGCATGGCTGTTTTCTCATTAATAACCTTGCCGGAGGACGAACCGCCCCATAAAAAGCTGGTGCCTCCGCCAAGATTTTTAGGCTTGTCACGGGCTTTGAATATTCCCTTAAAGATGTTCATAGGCAGTTACCTCCAATCAAAAAACGAGCAGTCCGCGTGTGTTGTACACGCTTTCGCCCGTATCGTTTCCGCACCGAATTGCACGGTCGAGCGCCATGATGGTGGCGACTGCACCGTCGATTTTCTCGGTGGATTTTTCTTTATCCGCTTTGATATTGCCGGCAGGGTCGGTGCGGATGAAGATGTTATCCATCATCCAGCGCAGTACCGGGTGACCGCCGTGGGCAATTTTCTCCTCCAGCGTAAGCTTCATCAGCTCTTTGGTCGGAGGAGACATATCCTTGAAGCCCTGACCAAAAGGTACAACCGAGAAGCCGAGCGCTTCGAGATTCTGCGTCATTTGGACGGCACCCCAGCGGTCGAAAGCAATTTCACGTATGTTGTACTTCTCACCAAGGGTTTCGATGAATTGCTCGATGTAGCCGTAATGCACCACGTTGCCCTCGGTGGTTTGCAGAAAGCCCTGCTTATTCCAGAGATCGTAATTCACATGGTCGCGCCGAACGCGCAGGTCGATATTGTCCTCCGGTATCCAAAAGTACGGCAGAACGCAGTATTTATCATCCTCGTCGGCAGGAGGAAATACCAGCACAAACGCCGTGATGTCGGTACTGCTCGACAGGTCAAGTCCTCCATAACAGACACGCCCTTCAAGCGACTTTTCATCCACGGTGAACGCGCAAGCATCCCATTTGTCCATCGGCATCCAGCGGATGGCCTGTTTCACCCATTGGTTCAGCCGGAGCTGCCGGAAGCTGTTCTCCTCGGCAGGATTTTGCTTTGCCGATTCAAATGCAGCTCTGACCTTGTCCATGCCAACTGTGATACCAAGCGAAGGATTCGCCTTTTTCCACACCTTAGGGTCAGTCCAATCGTCCTCCTGCGCCGCACCGTATATGACCGGGTAGAATGTGGGGTCGTGCTTTCTGCCATCAATAATATCCAGTGCCTTCTGATGCACCTCCCAGCAGATGCTGTTTTGGTTATCTCCCGCGGTGGTGATCAAAAAATACAGCGGCTGCATTCTCGCATCACCGCTGCCCTTGGTCATGACGTCATATAATTTCCTGTTTGGTTGGGTGTGCAGCTCGTCAAATACCACACCGTGAGTATTAAAACCGTGCTTGTTGCCAACATCGGCGGACAGCACCTGATAGATACTCCCGGTCGGCTGATAGATAAGCCGCTTTGTTGCATCCAGTATTTTGACACGTTTGGAGAGTGCCGGGCACATTCGCACCATATCCGCTGCCACATTGAACACGATAGACGCCTGATTGCGGTCGGCAGCACAGCCGTAGACCTCGGCACGTTCTTCGTTGTCGCCACAGGTGAGCAAGAGAGCTACGGCTGCCGCAAGCTCGCTTTTGCCCATTTTTTTCGGGATTTCCACATAAGCGGTGTTGAATTGTCGGTAGCCGTTGGGTTTCAAAGTGCCGAACACATCTCGGATAATCTGCTCCTGCCAATCAATCAGCTCAAAGGGCTTGCCCGCCCAAGTGCCTTTTGTGTGCGAGAGCGCTTCGACAAAAGCCACAGCATAGTCGGCGGAGGCTTTGTCGTAAACCGAATCTGTGGCTTTAAACCGTGTCTGTTTATATTTCTTTAGCTTTCTGATACCCGCCGCCTCCTTCCGAGCATAAAAATAGACCGCCATCGGCAGTCCCGTCAAAATCTATCTGTACGAGATACAGCCCCATGCAGGGCAGAATCTCGGCTGTTTTGTTGTTTGTTACGGTCTGTGTTCCAGTTTTACGTCCTCGCCCTCAAAGTGGATAATGTAGCGTGTTTCGAACTGTTCGCCGGGGAGTTGGACGATTATACGCAATTCGCCGTTTTCGAAGGCGTGGTAGGTTCGCAGGATTTTCGCCCCTGCGGGAAGCTGTTCTTCAACCTGTTTCCATTGCTTTTCGGTCATTTTCGTTTCCTCCGTTTAGTGTGTTTTCCCTTTCGGTAGTGACATATTAACTCTGAAAGCACACTATATCCAGTCAATTATGCGATAAATCCGGGTATAAACTACACGAATCTTGAGGCTGTTATTGCTGTAGAAACTGTGTAGTTTACAGCGTTATTCCTCACCGGTGAGTATGAAGCGGACGTATTTGTCCTTATGTTCCTCAAGGAAAAGCACCAGCTCGAAGAAGTTCATTTCATGGGCAATGCGCTGGACGGTGCGGGCATCGAACATATTGGTAAGTCCGGTATCCCGGACGGCGAGAATTTGCTCTTTCATTTTATCTTCCATCGTCAGCGTCCTCCAGCTTTCGACATAAATCCTCACCGTAGACCACTTGAAGCGAACTCCCGTTGTCCCACGAGACTCCCAAGCTGCCGATGTCATCGACATACCGCACGGTGCCTTTTGTGCCAATCGGCGGGGCGTGAGGGTCATCCATTCGAAGAAGTTCAACACGGCAGCCGATAGGGTACTGTTTACGGATACGCTCTACAGTTTCTCTTGAAGGAAAATTATTGTTCATCTTGTGCCTCGCTTTCGAGGCACTGGTTACACTCGCTTTTCGGAGTTTTAAATGCAGAACTGCCTGTCAGGTTCCGGAGCAGAATTTTGCGCTCCTCCTTGTATGCCGTTCCGATGAAGCCCAGCCGTAGAAGGAAGCAGCGGAAAGCGTATTTATCGTTATCCGTTTCCTTTTCTTTGGCGGTGACTCGCTTCTGAACCCGTGCCATTTCACAAAGGGCCGTGACGAAATGTGTATATGCCTTGACGGCATCCGGGTCGGTGCCATCCCCAAACCAGGGGAATTCCACCTTGTCATCTGTTATTTCGAGTTCGAGCGTTTCCGTGCCGAGAGCTTTTTTAATCAGGTTACTTTTGCTTTCAACCAGCCGCTTGAGGTTGTCGAGTGCTGTGTCGGTAAAGGAGGAGCGTGGCATTTCAATCACCAGCCCGATGTCCTCGTAGGGTTCCGGGACATCACTTGCCTGCATTCCGTTTTCGCCTTGGAAGTCCTCGTGTCGGGTACGCCCAAGCCCCAGCTCCTCCCGTTCATCCATCCGCAAATCCTCGAAGGCGGGATTCGCACCCATACCGCCAAGCCCGCTCTCGTAGGTGTCGGGTTCGTCATAATGGCGGGTATCGCCGTCTGCATCAAATCCCTGTTGGTGGAGGGCATCCTCCAAGTCGAGGCTATCAGGACCTGTGAGTGTACCGCACTTGTCGATGTGGTAGCCGCCCACCTCGTAGGCGAAGGTTGGGGCTCCGAGGTATTTGGTTGGGGCGTTTAGCAACGTGCTGATTGCTCCGACCAGTGACTTGCGTTCGCTGCCTGTTACATTATATTTGAGTTCCATTTTTCAAACCGCCTTTCATTTTTCGGTACTACATTAATCACTCTAAACTGCTTATATAGCAAGTCATTTCAAGCGATTTCTGTAGAGAATATTGTACCGATTATTCGGCGGTATCTTGTGTAGATAACACAATGCCGGACAGAACAAAACAGACACATGGCAGAGCTACCCCGTTGCCCCACATCTTATATTCGGCGGCATCGGAATGTGGATTTTGCAGCCACTTTATAATCTGCTTGCGGCTCTTGGGCTTTTTACTCACGCCATTAATTTTACGGTGGGTTTCCCACACTTCTGCCCAGAAATTTATATCATCCTCAGTCGGATTTTCAATGCCGAGGTCGGAACACCAGTAATCAGGAAAGCCCTGCAAACGGGCGCACTCGGTAGGCGTAAGCCTTCGGACGATGTAATCCGGATGCGGAGAGAAGGAAGCGGGCTGGGCCACAGCACCGGGCCCTTTTGCCGTAAGAGTAGGCTGTTGTTCTTCCTCAATAGCCGGTTTATATAAAGCGTTCTGTCCTTGATTAAAAGCCGCTCGGTCAATACCGTAAGACGGCTGTGAAACGATTGGCGCATCCTTATAATCCCTTGATAACAGCGTAGGTGATTTTTCTTCTTCAACAAGCGTAAAGCCTCCAGTGGTCATAGCATAAGCAACAGCATGACGGTCGATGGTATTGAGGGTAAAACTGACATCTTCATCAACACCGCTTCCCTGGGGTCCATTCTTATCTTCACGTCCAATCATCGAGCCTTGCAAAGCTACTACAGCAATCCCGCCTTGATTGCATCCAGGGTTTCCTCCATTTGCATCAATGGTGCGTGAAGTTTCCGCTTCGTAGATACCGCTGTGCGGATTACCTGACAACATGGAATTACTTTTGTCTGAACAGATACCGTAAGCGGTAGGGACGAAAACGGTCTGGTCATTATTGCAGGAGAGAGTGGCGGACATATCGTCCTGAACAAGCGCACCTTTGCCGCCGCCTTCACAGCCGGAGCGAATTTTCAACGTTCTTGGTGCGTTCATCACGAGAGGAACATTCATACCACCTGTTCCCATACGGGAGGTCAGCGTCTGAACTTTGCCGTCCTGCTCAATTCTGCATCTTCCATCGGTGGGGTGGTTCTCAATCACCACTGCGGTTTGGTTATCACCCATGTTTGCCCGAAGTGAGCCACTGATGTTTTCATCCGTATGTCCACCAACGCGGGAAGCCGCACCCGGTTCAAATGACATGACTGCACCGGGAACAACACCTGCACGAAGCGTAGGAGAGCGTTCTTCCTCGTAACCTACGCTTCGGCTCTTAGCGCTGTGCTCGGTGCAAAAGCCGCTCGACTGCATTACACAAGGTTGGTGTCCGTGTTCCTCGGCACGTAGCGTTGCGGTCATATCTTCTGTAATTGACATCACACTGCCGCCTTGGTCGTTGAGGCAAGTTATGCCGTTGCCTGTTGTTCCAGTGCCAGTCTCAGCATTTCCGGCAGTTCCTTTCCACGGGCTGCCGCTCGGCGCAAAATCCCTTGACACGCCTTTGGACTCAAATAATATTTCTCCGGCACTTCCGCCTGCAAAATCTGCGACAAGGTAGATTCTACGGCGGCGTTGGGGAACTCCGAAATATTGCGCGTCGATAGTTCGGTAAGCCAATGACCATCCGTCTCCCAGGAGTAGGTCGGCATATGACCACCGCCCGTTGTCAGGCGCAGGCACCTCGGCTGTCGGCTCGATGACGCCGATGACCGCTTCGAGGACTGCTTTGAAGTCGGCGCCTTTGTTTGAACTAAACGCTCCGGGAACATTCTCCCAGACAGCATATCTTGGGTATCTGCCACTGGTTTTACACCTCATTTCCTTGATAATTCGTATCGCTTCATAAAAAAGAACGGATTGGTTACCGTCCAGACCGGCTCTTTTCCCGGCGAACGACATATCGGTGCAGGGAGAACCGAAGGTTATAATATCCACTGGCGGCAAATCCGCACCGTTCAGTTTGGAAATATCTCCGTAGTGCTTCATCTGTGGTATCCGCTTTGTGGTTACCCGTATCGGAAAAGGTTCAATCTCCGAAGCCCAGAGCGGTTCGATGCCGCAGAGCAGACCGCCCAGCGGAAAGCCGCCGGAGCCATCAAAAAGAGAACCGAGTGTCAGTTTACTCATCGGAGGTCACCTCCGCATATTTCATCGCGATACCATTGCGGATAACAGAAACACCATCTGCGCCACCAATTTGTTCGATATACCGCTTTACAATAACGTCACAGTATTTTTCGTCGAGTTCGATGCTGAAGCAAATCCTGTCAGACTGCTCACAGGCGATAAGTGTACTGCCACTACCGCCAAAGGGGTCGAGCACGATGCAATTTGTCAGGCTTGAGTTCATAATGGGATAAGCAACAAGTGCAATCGGCTTCATAGTCGGATGGTCGGCGTTTTTCTTTGGCTTTTCAAACTCCCAGATAGTTGTCTGCTTGCGGTCTGTATACCAGTTGTGCTTGCCTTTTTTCTTCCAGCCGAAGAGCACCGGTTCGTGCTGCCATTGGTATGGTGAACGCCCAAGCACCAGCGACGGCTTTTTCCAAATGCAGCACCCGGAAAGCTGGAAGCCAGCGTCCGAGAATGCCTTGCGGAAGTTCAGCCCTTCGGTGTCGGCGTGGAATACATAAATAGAAGCGTCCTGTGCCATCGCCGCCTCGGTATTCGTAAACGCCGCCAGCAGGAAGTCATAAAACGCTTCGTTACCCATATTGTCGTTTTTGATTTTGCCAGCCGTGCCTTCGTAGTTGACGTTGTACGGCGGGTCGGTTACCACCAGATTTGCCAGCTTCCCATCCATCAGAGCGGTAAAAGTGTCGGCCTTAGTGGAATCACCGCAGACCAGTCGGTGGCGGCCGAGTAGCCACACATCGCCAAGCTTTGCGACAGCAGGCTTCTGCAACTCGGCATCCACATCAAAATCATCGTCTTTTATGCCATCCTTGAGCGAATCCTTGAAAAGGTCATCAATTTCGCCGGGGTCAAAACCAGTGAGCGATACATCAAAGTCCGCACCCTGCAAGTCGGCAATGAGGAGAGCCAGCTTGTCTTTGTCCCAGTCACCGCTGATTTTATTGAGCGCGACATTGAGCGCCTTTTCCTTTTCGGCGTCCATCTCGACCACTACACACTCAACTTCGGTAATGCCCATGTCAAGCAGCACCTTCAAACGCTGGTGACCACCAACAACATAAGAGGTGGTCTTATTCCATATAACGGGTTCGACATAGCCGAACTCCTCAAGAGAGTGTTTCAACTTTTCGTATTCCGGGTCACCCGGCTTGAGGTCTTTTCTAGGGTTATAGTCGGCGGGGATGAGCCGCTCAGTCTGAATCTTTTCTATTACCATATTTCTCCGCCGCCTTTCTCAGTTCTTTGTAATGGACACTGCCGTCCTCCCACGGGAACAGACAGGAATTGAAATGTCCGTAAACTGCCGTGTCCTCGTAGATTACATTGCGCAGTCGCAGTTTTTCGATGATTGCCGCCGGGCGCAGGTTGAACACGGACAGCACGATTTCTCGCAGTTCCTCATTGGTGATTGCACCCGTGCCGTAAGTGTTGATGCCCATCGCCACAGGGTCAGCCTTGCCGATGGCATAAGAAAGAGCGACCTCGCATCTTTCTGCCAAGTCGCTCCACACGATATTCTTTGCGATGTACCGCGCCATGTATGCGCCGCTTCGGTCGACCTTGGTCGCGTCTTTACCGCTGAATGCACCGCCGCCGTGAAGAGCAAGCCCTCCGTATGTGTCCACCATCATCTTTCTGCCCGTCAGCCCGGTATCGGCGGCGGGTCCACCCTCGACGAATCTGCCGGAGGGATTGATGAGGATTTCTGTATCATCATCAAACGGGAAGTCCTCAAAGCACTGCCAGAGTACATTTTGCTTGATGTCGGAGTAAAGCTGCTCCTGTGTTTTATCCTTGTCGTGCTGAACGGAAACTATAATGGTTTTCACGCGCTTGGGCTTGCCGTCCTCATACTCCACCGTGACCTGCGCTTTGCCGTCAGGCAAAATGCCTTTGACAATTTTGTCCTTTCGAACGGTATCCACACGCTTACAGATTCTATGCGCCAGTACCAGCGGAAGTGGAAGCATCTCGCGGGTTTCATTGGTGGCATAACCGTAAACGGTGCCTTGGTCACCCGCACCGAGAGAGGCGTAGCGTTCCTCACTGCCGTTTCGTGCTTCGAGAGCGGTGGTTACTCCGGCATCGATATCCTTGCTCTGTTTGTGGACGAACACAAAAACCGTGAACTTCCACGGATTGTATCCGACCTCACGAAGTACATTTTTTACGATGAAGCTGATATCAACTTTACCGCTGCAGGTGATTTCGCCCGCCACGATAATTTTACCTTTGGTCGCCATGACTTCGCAGGCCACACGGGAGGATTTGTCTTTGCGCATACAGGCATCAAGGATGCTGTCAGCAATGATGTCGCACAGTTTATCCGGGTGTCCGGCACAGACACTTTCTGCTGTTTTATAAGTTATCATATCTTATTTTCCTTTCCGGGCGGTCAACAGCCGCTCCATCACATCATCTTGGGGGTTGGCTCCGCTGTATTCGCCGGTGCAGTTGTCTTTTACAATTTGGAAAATCTCCATCCACAGTCGATTGGTCTGGTTCATGTAGTTCTGGCCCATCGCCACATAGGGGCTTTGAATGGCGTTGCCCGTGGTGGGATGTTTGGCGAGAAAACCATATTCGGTAACCGCTTCCTCGCACTGAATCCAACGAGCCACGCTCATGGCGTAGCGTTCCAAAAGCTGTGGAGAGACAAGCACCGAACATCCGCGCTCATGTAGCCAGTGCCACGTGTTTTTGTAAATGTCAGCGGCGACGAGCGTCTTGCCGTCCTTTTGTACAGCTTCGAGCATCTTATTTGGTTCCGACATTTCATTGCCTTGCAGATTTGCCGTGTCGGAAAATTCCATCACAGTCAATTTTCTGCCGCCGGGGTTACCGGCTGATATTTTGTCGGCGAGTGGCTTCTTTTTTGCACCCGCACCGACACGAGCACCGCCTCGGTTTGTACCGTCTTTTGCCAATATATTCACCTCGCTTTGATGGGCTGGGGCTATTCCCTTGTCTGATTGTGCGTTTTTCAACACGAAGCCCCACGCCGCTGTCCGCATTGGAAAGTCCTGGAGGTTTCACCGCCCCCACCGGTCACCGCTCTCGGCAGTGATCCTCGAGTGACACGACTTACAGAGAGCCATGAGATTGCTCTTATCATTGCTTCCGCCTTTGGAGAGCGGACGAATGTGGTGAACCTCCTCGGCGGGAGTGAGCCTACCTTGTTTCTCACACTCCTCACAGAGAGGGTGCGACTTGACGTAGCGATCACGGATACGCTTCCAGGCACGACCATATCTCTTATTGGAAGCGGGGTCACGTTCGTATTGGTTGTAGTGTTTGTCCATAATCTTTTGATGTTCGGCACAGTATTGCTCGCGTTCAGCAAGCCGACCGCAGCCGGGGTAGGCACAGGGACGTTTAGGTTTGTAGGGCATCAGATTCCTCCTTTCACAGAAATTACAACTCCTATCATGAAGAGCAACAGCACGCGAAGTTTACAAGCCCTTTTATGAAGAGCTATGCTTCGCAAAAAAAACACGCCCTATTATGAAGGAGGTGTACCAATGGATACACGATTTGAAATCAACATCAAAAAAGTAGGGGTCAAAGGAGATGACAGTGCGTTGTGTGTGTTCCTTGATGAAAAGCTGGTGCTAAAGCTGGAGTACAAAGACATCGAAGCTGCAGTAAAGTTTCTCATCAGGAGGGTTAATCAACAACAACTGACATCCCATGACAGAACCTCACTACCTGTCATCACGATAAAAGCTGAAGACGAAGAATGAGAAAGATAGAGCCGCGTAACAACGGCTCTTTTCTTTTACATAAAGAAAGCCCCGAGGGATTGCTCCCGCGAGGCTCAACTCTATTCTTCTTCGCCATTATAATACTATCATAAGAAACAGGTGTCTTTCAGTGTCTTTTCGTGTCCACTTCAGAAGAAGCCGGGACTTTGCATTCATCCAGTGCCCGAATGTGGAGCTTGTGAGTGTAGCGCAGGTCGTAACCCATATCCACAGCAATTTTCTCCCAAGAGAGGAAGCAAAGATAGCGTTTCTCCAAAAGGGTCTGATGCTCCGGATTGACCACGGCTTTTACAACACCCATGATTTCTTTTTTCAGGTCAACAAGTGTATCAATATCCCGGTTGATCTCGTTTTGCAGATCAATGATTTTACAAATGGCATCAGCCATGCGGGAGGTAGAAGGGCTGGGGTTCCTGGGCATACCTGTCAAGATCGATGAGCAGTTTGTCGCCAGTTCGTTCAGAGAATCTACCTGCTGGAGCTTGGACTTGATGCGCATATCAAGATAGCGGGCTTGAGAAAGGTATGTTTTAGTAGTCATAGCGCACCTTTTCCTTTCTCAGTTTGGTGATTAACATCTCCGGATTAACATTCGTCAGGACGCCAAACCAGCCCGAACGAAAGAAACGCTCAATACTGGCGAGCTCCTTTTCATCATCGTGCAGCCGATAATCCTTGACCGCCTGCAGAACGATGGCATTTGCCAATTCTTCATAGGGATTCATAATCTGTACCTCCGATATTTTTAGTTCCCTCGGATTGGCACTGATTGTCATATTTTGTCGTAGGTTGTCTTAGATTTTCAAGTCCGCTTTTACAGCATCAATAAGTGCGGACTGCGTTTTGTCTTTCTTTTTCAGAGCCGACATGATTTTTTCATCAATGGTGTCCTTGGAGATGAGGTGATGGATCACCACGGTATCGGATTCCTGGCCCTGTCGCCAAAGCCTCGCATTGGTCTGCTGATACAGCTCCAAGCTCCAAGTTAATCCGAACCATATCAGTGTCGAGCCGCCGGACTGCAAATTCAAGCCATGCCCAGCGGAGGCGGGGTGAACCAGCGCAACAGGCAGCTCGCCGTTATTCCATCGCTTTATTGAATCGGCGCTGTCCAGCTTGGAAAATGGAATATGCCGTTTGCGCAGGCGTTCCTCAATACGGGAGAGGTCATGCTTGAACCAGTAGGCTACCAGGACGGGCTTGCCATTGGCGGATTCTATTAAATCCTCCAGAGCATCCAGCTTCCGGTCGTGTATCGCGATTACATCGCAGTCCTCACCGTAAACAGCGCCGTTCGCCATCTGTGTCAGTTTATTGGATAGACCCACGGCACTCTGGGCATCAATGTCCTGACCGTCAAGGCTGAGAATCAAATCGTCTTTTAAGGTCTGGTAGCATTCCATCTCTTTTTCCGAAAGCCGCACGGGGACTTCATTTATCACACACTCCGGCATTTTGAGGTAGTCGGTAGATTTCATGCTGATGGTGATATCCGACACAAGGCGGTATATGGCTTCCTCGGCACCCGGCTTTGGTTTATAGCTGAATACAATCTGCTGATTGCGTTTGTCCGGCACGAAATAATCACTGCGAAAATGGGTGATGAACCGGCCGAGCCTTTTGCCCATATCCAGCAGACGAAACTCTGCCCATAAATCCATAAGACCGTTGGAGGACGGTGTTCCCGTCAGACCCGTGATGCGTTTTACGGAAGGTCGGACTTTCATCAGGCTGCGAAAGCGTTTTGTCTGATGAGACTTAAAGGATGACAGTTCATCGACCACCAGCATATCGTAATCAAACGGCAGACAGCTTTTCTCCACCAGCCATTCCACATTCTCACGGTTGATGATATAAATGTCGGCCTTCTGCAGCAGAGCCGCCTTGCGCTGAACCTCGGTACCAACAGCCACAGAATAAATCAGCCCGTTCAGATGCTCCCATTTTCCAAGTTCCGCAGGCCATGTATCACGCGCTACACGCAACGGAGCCACGACGAGAACCTTGTGAATTTCAAAACTATCAAACAGCAAGTCGTTTATCGCTGTCAAGGTGATGACGCTCTTGCCCAAGCCCATATCCAGCAGAATGGCGGACACAGGATGTTCCTCAATAAAGGTGGTCGCATATTTCTGGTAGTCATGTGCCTCGTATTTCATCGAGTATCCCTCCAATCTGCTCCGAATCATCCAGCACATACACTTTAAAACCCAACCGTCGAAGTATTCCATGCCTTGCAAGCTGCAAAGGACGCGGTTTGCATCCCATTGCCTTAATCTCAACGAATGCTACATGTCCACCCGGCAAAAGCACGATTCGGTCAGGCATTCCATCGAGACCGGGACTTGTAAACTTCGGTGCAATGCCTCCCATATTTTTCGTAGCTCTCACGAGCTTTTGCTCTATCTGTTTTTCTCGCATTTCTTTCTCCTAAACCCAAAACCTAAAAATCTCTATGCGCGCGAATATGTGTGATTTTCAGCTATATAGGGTAATATTCATTATTTTCTCAACACTTTAGTTTTTTTAGGATATTGGGAACAACGCCTGTGAAGTTGCCGTGTGCTTGCCGCAAAAAGTCTGTGCCTGTACGGTTTTCGCTGCTTTCCGATTTTTCTTGAGGGCTGTTCCCAATATTTATCCTGACTTTATTTCAGGTTCGCTGGGTTCGATTTAGCCCGTTCCCAACTCATCCTGCTGTCCCAATATTTTTTCAGGATTGATTTTGGGATCATAAACATACTGCTGACCGTAGAGTGGAATGGGAGTCTTTTTGGGCCGGCGCACCCATCCGAGTTTTGCGAGTATGGCCATCAGCTCGTTGGAATCGGCGCGTTTAAGATTGGCACGCTCCTTGCAAAAGCATTCACACCATATTTCCATGTTGCTGACGGTTGTGCGTTTCACCGTACCTGTCTGACCGATGCCGCCGGCACCTGTTCCTTCAAGGAAATTTCTGCGTTCATAGGTGTCCATCTTGTCCCAGCTTTCCGGCAATAGGGTATCAAGGAAATCCTGTACCAGGCCTTCGCGCTCATCCGCTTCCAAAGCGTCGCGCTGTTCATTCTTTGCCAAGGCTTCAATCTCAGGTGACAGATACAGTTTTTCACCTTGCTCAACATATACCAGGGCCTCTGCCCATATCTGCAGGATGTCGTATTCAGTCAACTCCCAAGAACGCTTTCTTCCATTTCCCGGCGTTTTTATCGGCCAGAAACGGCGGTTGCCCGTTGTGTCGCGCAGATATCCGGTCTCCGCATTGGTTGTGCCAAAGAAGATGCACTGACGCGGATGCGGTGTTGCTCTCTTTCCGAAGGCGGCGCGGTAGATATCGTTCTGCCGAGAGAGGAAGGAACGCAGCGTTTCTGTTTCAGCCTTACGCAGACCTGCCAACTCGCCGATTTCAAGAATCCAGTAGCCCTGCAGTTTTTCTGCGGCGGTCTTGTCTTTGGTATCGCCGAGGTTCAGGCTGTCGGAAAACCATTCTCCGGCGAGCTTTGCAATCAAGGTGCTTTTGCCGATGCCCTGCGGCCCGTTCAGAACAGGCATTGTGTCAAACTTGCATCCCGGATTCTTTACACGGGTAATAGCGGCACAAATTGTTTTTCTGGTCGCGGCACGGACATAGGTGTTATCCTTAGCACCGAGATAGTCAATGAACAGCGTGTCCACGCGGGGGACGGTATCCCATTTCGGCAAGGAGGCAAGAAATTCACGGATAGGATGATAGGAACGGTCATCGGCAACCTTTGCAACGGCGATATCATAGTTCCGAGCGGAGAAGGTGCCATAGTGGGAATCAATGTAGCTGATAAGCTGCGCATCATCGGCATCGCGCCAGTATTTTGACGGGTGTTTCCAAGGAACAGAGCCTTTGATTTCCATGCCGTCAAGCTGCTGATTAAAGACAATACTTTTAAGCTTCGGGTCATTCTCCATAATCAGCGTGATATTGTGCAGGTTGTTTTTCAGCAGACCGCCGCGGTCACGCTGGAGTCCTTTTGTCCAATCGTCAAATTCCTCTGCAGCTGACTCCTGTTTTTCCCGCAGTAGCATGGTGCTGACAAATTCGTCCTTTACGGCAAAATCCATCATGGCGGAAAAGGACTTCTTTTCATCATCGTCACCGAATTTATGGGTACGAACAAGGTCAAATGCGTTCAGCAGTTTGCCGCAGGAGGGATCAGTCGCATGGTGGCTGTAGGTGAACTTATCATCGTAAATGACGACACCAGCAGTGCCCTCACCGAGGATATAATCATAGCGTCCCTCAATAACTGAAGGCGCATAAACATCCGATAGAAATTTATCGATTGCCGCTGTTACAGAATAGGCGCGGCAGAATGCGCCGACCACTCCGTGCTTTGAGAGCGGGTCTTCCTGCTTTGCGACCTCGCGCTTGACAGCCTCTGACTGCCGCGAGGATGTAGGCCACTGTGATACGTCGCGCCAGTCGGCGTACATTCCGAGGTACTTATCAACACTGAGCGGTTCACCGGTTTGCTCATCGAACACGAACTCGCCGTTTGACGGACAAGAAGCCCAATACATCATGCGGTTGGCTTCATAGGTTGAATCGTCAAAATAGTCCATTCCGATTTGTTTGGCGACCATACGCATGACAGCGGGGTACTCGTCCTCGCTAACCGTTCTGTTAAAAAGAATAACGATGCGGTATCGCGGCGTCTCTGGGGTGTGACTATGGGTGGAATAGAGGAAATAAGTAACGCCGTCGAGCGCCGTGCGGACAATGCGCTGAAAATCCGTATCGGCGGGTATGCTGTCCGCATCGAGCAAGCCCAACGTGCGGAAGGTCACGTTTCCGTTCTTGCGGATTCCTTCCTTCAGCCAGCCTCCGACAAGACCGCCGATGTCCTTTAGCTCACCGCGCTGTGCCTTTGACAGCTTCGGATATTCCTCCGCCGTTTCCGAGGTGCGGACAGGATTGCGGTTTCGGTCGATGATATAATCCCATTCCAGTTCTTTGTTTTTATACTTTTTGTCCGTCCTGCGATTGCAGACAGATATTTTAACTAACACGGCTTTGCTCCTCCTTCGTAAATTCGCCTTTAAACGCGCCGTCACCGGATACAGCAGTCATATAGTCGGCCATTGCATTCAGCCTGTTGTAATCCGTGTCACTCAGACAGGCAAAACCATCAACAGGCCGAATACCCGCAGCCGCATCTAACCCGCAGTAATACAGCACCGTTTCGCGTAACGACGGACCGAAGCTGGTACCGTTGTCTTTTCGCAACTTCTGCACTGTCCCTTTTGCAATGCCGAGTTCCTCGCCAACGGCGTCCCAGTTACCGAAAATGGCATAGTCCGTCACCACAATCTCATGGAGAGAATTCTGTACGGCATTTCGGACATAGTGTTCAATTTCGGCGAGACAGATGACCTCGATATGATTTGTGATGGCTTCGAGCATCATTGTTCGCCTGTCCTCCACACAGCTTCGGGAGTAGCGCTTTCTGCATAGGGCATTCACGGCTTTTTGCAATACTCTCCAGTATTTCTTTCCCTCAGGGTCATCCGGCTGGCGGAGAAGCATCAGCGAGTCAAAATCAAAACCTCTTACCGTTTTCAGATAATCAAAAACCATAGACGATATTTTCATAGCGTCTACACGCATAGCCGCCATGAAGTTATTTCCGTTCGGCTTTATCTCGTCCATAGCCCAAGGCGTAACAGCGGGGTCATAAAAGCGCTCCGCCTGACCGTGACATTTTCTGCAAAGGCTCACGAGGTCGTCCATTGCTTCATTGCCGAAGCGGTCATAAGTAAGGTGATGTACGTCTGTAGCTTTGCCGCCGCAGACGCAGCAGATATGCCCATCCACTTCAAGCCGCTTATCGGCGGTATGCCTCCAATGCGAGCTGTGGATGTATTTTTCGTACTCCGGATTTCCGGGCTTGAACTGCCACGCGTTAGACATGAGGCACCTCCTCACAGCTTTCGCTAAAATAACGTAATCGGTAATTTTTCCAACGGGCACGCTTGATTTCTGATTCCATACCGGCAGAGATGCGTTCGCCGAATACCCATACCTCGGAGCATTTGCTCATCAAAGCGTTTCCGAAGAACAAACCCAGCTTTCGCTCTGTGGGATTGGCGTCATTCATAAATTGTGGAAACAAAAGATGCGGTGCGATTGGGATATAACCCTTGCTTACCGCAAAACGACTGTATTTTTGCGCCGCCTTTATATTGCTTTCTGCATCCCCGGCATAGGGCGAGCAGATATATACGATGGGGCGAAACGCCCGAAGCGCACGTTCTTCCTTTTCTATGATGGTCAACGCATCGTAAGCGGTCGGGTCGGCATAGCCTTCTGAGTTTTTATAATCCATCACTGTCTCCTTTGCGCCGTTTTATTTGCCATACGCTTTTTTGTACACACAGAGCAGATGATGGAAGTGGACTCCAAATCCGCATCGCCGTCCGAAAAGACCTCCGCAAGGTCGACATTCAACTCACTGCCACACTCCGGGCAACGGGTGAACACGTTGTCGCAGTGGATTTCCGTGACTACGTCTGCGTAGCCAAAACTTGTTTTTACATAGAACATATCTGAAACCTCCGTTAATTTGATAAGCGAAAACCGCCCTCACTTACGAAAGGACAGTGAGAAGCGGTTTTCCGTAGTGGTTTTAATCTTTTTTATAAAAATCCGTTTCAAAACCGTCGGCACGGAGCAAAAGCCCCGTTGCCCAAGGTGGTGTCTGGCTCATTTGCTGGCATAAAACCTCGGTGGATAAGCGGCGGTCGGCTTCGATGACGATTTCGTCATGGACGTGCATTACAATGGCACAATGCTGGAGCGTCCGCATAGCGTAGCTGAGAATATCACGGCTGGTTGCTTGCACAACATTTTCCACGAGTTTGGGGCCGTAAGTATCGAGCCGCTCCCATTTCTTTGTGCCACCCACACCCTCGTAAGTAACACAGGGTGAGCCGAATTGATTCTCGCCGATGCGAGGCTTAACATAAGCAAGCCGTCTGCCCGATGGCAGCGTTATAAATAACATCCCGCTCTGATAGGAAAAACGGATGCCGTGGGTTTCGGTAACCGTTCTATCCTTGACCGCTGTCATAGCGGCACGGTCAACAGCCCACCAAAAGCGGACGATATTCGGATTCGCCGACCGCCACGCATTGACCAGCGGTTGCAATTCGTCTTCCGTAAGCCCCATATCCAGCGCACCCATGGCTTTCAATGCACCAACCGAGCCGCCGTAGCCGAGTGCGAGTTCAGCAATTTTACCTTTTTGCCGAAGCGGGCATCCTTTGGTGATATCTTCAATGGGAACACCGAACATCTGACTTGCCGAGGCTTCGTAAATCCTGCCGTGTCCGGCGAACACCTCGTTGCGCCAACTTTCCCTGGCGAACCATGCAATGACACGGGCTTCTATCGCCGAGAAGTCAGCGATGATGAGCTTATTGCCATCCTTTGGAATAAACGCCGTTCGGATAAGCTCCGACAACACCTCCGGCACGGAATCATAGAGCAGTTCCAAAGCGGCGAAATTGCCTGACCGCACCAAAGCCCGCGCCTGTTCAATATCGGGCAGATGGTTCTGCGGGAGGTTTTGCATTTGTATGAGCCGCCCAGCCCACCGCCCGGTGCGGTTTGCGCCATAAAATTGAAACATCCCCCTTGCCCGACTATCAGCGCAGACGGCGTTTTCCATAGCCGTGTATTTCTTGACGGAGGATTTTGCCAGCGATTGCCGCAGGGATAGCACATCGCCAAGAAGTGGCGGTGCATCCTTGAGCAGCTCAGCGACCACTTTTTTGCCAAGTGTGTCGGTTTCCATCCCATTGTCCGCCAACCACTGTTTCATCTGCGCTACGCTGTTGGGGTTATCAAGCTGGGTGAGTTCTTGCATTTTTTGCAACAACTCAGCTCGGCTGACCGCATCGGCGGTGATGGCGTTTTTAACCAGTGTCATATCAAGCTGAACGCCACGGTCGTTTATTTCTTGGTCGAGGGCGTATTCGTCCCAAACCTCATCCGGCACGGGAAACTTGGCGAGTTTTACCTGTATGGACATTTCCGTTTCCACGTCACGGATGTTGTACACTCTGAACGCTTCCCACTTATCGGGGGCGTGTTCGGGGAGGTTGCGGATACGCTGACCATTGGTGGCGGTGGGATTACACGGCTTACAAAAATATCGAATAAGGTCTTTACCTTCCGTCAGTTTCTGTTTTTCAAGCCCCAAAACCGCGCCCGCACCTTCAAGGGAAAGCGGTAAGCCCATATAAGCCGACCAGATCATCGAACAGCTCCACGACTCAGGATTTAGGTATCTTGCTAAACCGAGGATGTCAGCTGAGTGGTGGTTATCGGCGAAGGGGTCAAGGCTGATGCCCATATCTGATAAATAGCGGGACAAGCATATCCGCTCGAAGTTTGCGTTGAACGCCCATTTTTGCACATTGTCATCCGTCAAAGCGTCGATGATTTCGCGTGGGAGTGTTTCGCCCGCCGTGAAGTCAATGACCCGCACCTCGCCGCCGTCAACGGAATAGCCGAATAATAAAATCTCAAAATCAGGCGATTCTGCGTATTTATATACACCTGATTTTTTGAGGTCAACGCTGCTGAACGTTTCTATGTCACAGGACAGTTGCTTTATTTTACTCATCTTTGTTTCCTCCATAAGAAAAGCGGCGGAGAAAGGCTGTCTCCCTCCGCCGCCCGTTATGTTACTGCTTGTTTTCGTTTTCCTTGCGGAGACGCTTTTTTTCTCTGCGCTCATCTATCGAAAACTTTACGATGGCTAAAATGTTACCGATAAGAGTTCCTACCACGGCACTGAAGCAGACCGCAAGCATCATTGACTGGATGTTTGTCATGGTGTCAGCCCTCCTTTAACCTAGGAAGTCGTCGTCGGCATTAGACTGGTAGCCGTCGTTGAAGTCATCTTCGGCCTTTGTCCTGCCGCCGAGGGATTCGCCGTCGCGCACCTTTTGGATATTCTGGAGTCCGCAAGCGATACCCTTATTTCCGTTGCTGTTGAAGGCGTAGAATGAAAGGGACACACGAGCGTACACGCCGGAGTAGATTTCGCTGGTATCGATGATGGGCTGGCGATTTATATCCACCACGCCCGGCGCAGTGCCGCTGTTGGCGTTCACGAACCAGTGACCTTCATACGCGGGGTCATCGGGTCTTTCGACGTCGCCGTCACGCATCGGTGTTTTTAATGTAGCCAAAGGCGGTACAGATTTCCCGTTGCCCTTGAGCTTGCTTTCACCCTCTTCGTAGGCAGCTTGAATCGCCTTTTTCACTCTGGATATCGTCACCGCGTCGCTCTTGGGAATAAGGACACTGGTGGAAAACTTCGGCGTGCCACCGTTAATGGATTTTGCCTGCCAGATGTTGGCATAACTGAGACGGCAAATGCCTGTGATGATTTTCGTGGGATTGACCACGTTCTGATTGTTTTTTGCAGTATTTGACATTGTAATATCCTCCTAATTTTCAATTGGGTCGGCGAAGTCATCCGCCGCCGTGTTAATGTGAATTTCTTTGCGCCCGTCCGTTTCCGAAACAAGCGTCGGTTTGCCTACGGGTTTGTGTATCAGCCCGCCGAGGGTTTCCTCAAACCGCTTCTTCCCAAGCAGGGATGTCATGGCGGTAATGCCGAGGATTTTGTGTTCATACGGGTCAAGCCCGATTTTTGTGACGGCATCTGCGGCAGCCGTCTCGTCTGTGTACTTGCGATTGCTTCTACCTTCGACCACTTTCCAGCCGTCGAACCTAACTCCCTTAAGGGCTTCAGACAGGGCGTAATCCTTAATGTCGGATGCCCACGAGGTAAGTTCGTCTATCTTGCCAAGGATGGCTGCGATTTCATCGTTCTCAAGCAGAGAGGGTTCGATGAAGTCGTAAGCGGCGAGTTCCATATTTGCTTTGGCACGTTCACGGCACTCCGCTTTTGCCTTGCAAAACTGGCAGTGATCGCCCGCTTTGTAGTCGCCGTTG